GTTCGTTTAAATCAATCTTATCGTAGTCTTGCCACACCAGAGACAAATGAAACATGCATTTTAATGGCCAAGATTAAAACCAAAACTCATAAGTTAAAGGTGGCGTGAATGAATAATTACAATGTATTAAATAAGAAGAATCATTAAATGGATTTTTCTTTGCGTACGAATCCATAGAAGGTGGTCTAAGAGGAAAAAGTAAAATTGAACTTTTAGAATGGTTTGGTGATTTTGTTGAAGGTCATCCAGGCGATTTAGAAAGTTACACGCCAAATGACATTTTTATTACGGTTACTTCAGCAGCAACTGGAATACCTGAAGAAGAGTTTCTGGCGTACGCAATTAACTATTTTGAGGGTTCAAAAGCGGATACGGAGGGGTGAAGATGCAAACAAGCGAACAAGAACTTCTTCAGGAGATTTTATTAGAAGTAAAACAGATGAAACAGCAGCTCGCTAGAGTCAATGAGGAGCGAGTATGTATTGAGGAATTTTGTCGTAGACTGAACTGGAAGAAAACAAAGTTTTATGACAGGATTCATCAAGGTGAAATTGCTCCACCCATCAAAGATGGCCGATTTAGTTACTACCTAAATTCATATGTGAATGAGGTAGTCACAAGGGAATCAAAATCTGATACATTAGCCGCTTAATCAAAGCGGCTTTAATTTATATATAACAGCCACTTTTATTAAAGTGAGTAACAATGTGAGTAACACCACAATACACTCAATCATACATTCAATATAATCAATAGGTTGAATCTAAAATGCTTCTAATGATTGAAAGGAAGCACTGATATTCGCTGACGTTCGTTAGTGTTCGAGTCAATTTACAGCAGTTACTTTCCAAAATATTTAAAGTCCGTTCACGTTCGCTAGCGTTCGGTGACATCCACAACTTTTGTGAGTAAGATTGTGAGTATTCATTTTTCTTATTAAGTTACTCACAGATTTCTGATGCTCAACGACACTAAAATAAAACAACTTAAACCACAAGATAAGGCTTATCGTGTTGCTGATCAAGGTGGCCTATGCCTCGAAATCCGCACGAATGGATCTAAGCTTTGGCGTTTTAGATATCGTTACTTAGGTACTGCAAAGATGATCAGTCTTGGTGAGTACCCTATCGTTACCTTGGCACAAGCTCGACAAAAGACCTTGGAACAAAAACTACTATTAGACCAAAACATAGATCCATCACAAAATCGACAAGAAGAAAAATCTAAAGCCCTTTTAAACCAAGCTTGTACTTTGCAGAGTGTTGCAACTGAATGGTATGACAAACGAAAAGATAAAAAATCTGTAAGCTACAAACGGTCTGTAGAAAAAGCATTTGAAAAAGACATATTCCCAGCACTTGGGAAAAAGGACATTAAAAAAATCACAGCTTTTGATGTTCTTCAGATGCAAGAAAAGACAATGAAACGTGTTTCTAAACAGGGAAATTATGGTACTGGTGAAAGCACAGCAATCTTTAATAGGCAATTGGTGAGTCAGGTTATTGACTATGCTATCGCTACATCAAGATGCGAATTCAACCCGGTATCAGCACTACGAAACACTGTAGAGCGTCCGCCAAAAGTAACAGCTCGCCCAATGACTGATGAAGAAAAAGCAGTATTTAATTCAAGATTAGCTTCATACAATGGCACGACCACTACAAAGAACGCAATTAAAACACTTATTTATTCAATGCTCAGAACGGTTGAGGTGATTCGCCTACGCTGGGAATGGGTAAACTTTGATACAGACCTTATTCGCATTCCACCAGCAACTACCGAACAAAGAAATAAAGGCCAACGAAATATTAAAAAAGATCGGGAACATTTAGTCCCTATATCAAAGCAACTAAAGCAAATTTTGCTCGATCAGTTGGAGCAAACAAAAAACAGCGATCTTGTTTTTTCCAGCGTTTTTGATGTTACCAAGAAAATGAATAATACAACTGTGAACCGTGCGCTTGCGAACATGGGATTTGAAAGCCTAACCGCACATGACTTTCGAGCAACAGCTTCAACAATGCTTCATGGTCTTGGCTATCCATCTGATCATGTAGAAATTCAACTTGCGCATGTTGATAAAAACGTTGTTCGTGGTACATATAATCATGCAAGTTACTTAGATGAACGAAGAACAATGATGCAAGACTGGGCTGATATTGTTGATAGTTGGAAGGAATGAGAATGAATGACTGGCTCTACTTCTACATTGAACACACAATCAAATATGGTGAGCCATTCTATAAAGATGTTGGTTGGTCGCGGGGCTTAAAGAATAATTATGTGGTTTTGAGTGGGGTGAAAAGTTGAAGAATATGTCGCCTGTGAAATTTAGCTTTGTTGTTAGTTTGGCTATCTCTTTTATATTCTTATTAATTACATTTTGGATTTTCTATAAATATTCATGGAGTGCCGAAGCTGCTAAGGATGCCTTAAGCACGACTGGAAATTATTTTGGCGCTGCAGCGACTTTGGGTGCTGCAATAATTGCTGCTTACTTATTTAATGATTGGCGAGACCAGAAAAAGTATGAATTAGGAAAAGAGTATATAGAGAAGTTTGCTATCTCTGTTTTCGATATATACGATTCAATTTTCTCACAAAGTAGTCAGATACTATATATGTATGAAAATTACAATAAAGCTAAAACATACACTATTCTAAGATTAGATAATGTAGATTTCTTGAATATTTCAGAAAAAGATAAATCCACCCATTACCACTCAAGCTTCATTAGTCAAATAATCCCAGAAAGTGAATTTAAATTAATTTATGAAGATTTCCAAGAATGCCTTATTTATTTATGTTGGATGAATGATCAAGTTTACAACATATATTTTAAAGAAATTCTTAATTCAAATGATGGTTCACCTTATATAGCATATCATTTGGAGGAAGAGAAAATGAATCAAGACCAACTGGCTAATTATAAGAAAATTATGAAAATTGTAGGAAAAAAATCACCCCTAAAAATAGAAAATCAAGAAAAACAGTTAACGTATTCTGAATTATTGAGTAAGTTTACAAACTCATTTGATAAATTAAATAGTGAGATAATAAAGCACATAAAACCATAAGCTACAAAGCCCTCATCAGAGGGCTTTTACACATATACCAACATTCACATTACTATTAATCGTATGAGCTGAACATCCTGAAAATAGACACAAAATAAAAACGCTCAATATCAATGAAGATAATGAGCGTTTGCAATGATGAATCACTTGATTACGCGATTCGGTTGTTGATCCATCCATAAAAGAATTGCTCCTGTGTTGGATTACGTTCGCAGATTTCGATATAGCGCTGACCTTGCATGATGTTCAGTACTCGTACCAAAACCTTCTCACCCTCTTTACCGCGTTTGGCCATAAAGGTTTTGAGAGCATTTAAAGTGGCTGGACCATAGATCCCATCAATAGCTAAATCTGGCCATCCGCCTTTACCTTGATTGTTCAAAAGATTTAGAGCGCGTTGGAGTAATGGTTTGGCAAATCCAGTTCCGCAGTTAACACCCGTATCGAGCAGCTCTTCTGCCACAGCGTTACTAATCATATTCACTTGATCAAATCGCGGCGAGATCCAATACTGTTTTCGATAAATGTCTTTGGCCACATTTAGTGGCAGATCACGCATATGACCTTTAAAGCCACTGGCACGGGCTACAGCTTCGGTAATGCCATATTTAGTTGCACCTCCTCGATCTGCGGGATTATTTGCATAACCGCCTTCACGCTGAATCAATTCATTTAAATACTGTTCAATGTTCATTTCACTTTCCTTTAGACGTAAAAAACCGCCTTTCGGCGGTACGGGAATCAAATTAGATTTATTTAAAAATTGAGCTAAACGTTTCTTTCACTTCGACAATAATTTCTGCAAGTGACTTGCCTTTCATTAATTGTACGGCTTGGTACAAGATACCAATGCACAACATCCCAAACACAGCAAACATAAGCATCACAAAGCCTTGAGCCATGTGTGAATAATGACCTAAGTTAAAATACTCAATGAATGCAGCCCCGCCAAATAAGCTAATGGCCACACTGAAAACAAACTTCATCACAACACCAATGTTGATCTTGATCCGACCTTCCTTATCAATATCTCCACTTAAGGTAAGTGCGAAAATCGCGCCTACAACTGCAGCAAAGATTTTTAAAACCCACGGTAGTGCTTTAATCGATAAATGCTCATGCATTTTCATTTCTCCAGATAATAAAAAACCGCCTGTAAAGGCGGTCAATTCGTAATATAAGAACTTCCAGAGGGAAATCTTATTAGATTACATTTCCACAGATATCTTTAGCACCTGTCGGATATGTATTTTGAAGTTTGGTATGGTCTGTAATTAACTCAATTGATATTTCTTTACCAAGATTAGTTGAATTAACAGGAATAGCATTTTGACCTGCATAATTCCAAAAAGCTAACTTATTAAAATTCGACGAAATTGGTCCAATATAACCTTTGTTTACCCCATTATGAATAAGGCCAACCTGATTAGTATCCCTATTAATATAAATGCCTAGTGTTTGGTAGCCACTTGAGGTTGTAACAACAGGAAGCCTAAGATTAGTTGCAGTAGAATCTATTGATAATATAAGCTCATTCTTGTCAGGATTTGAAGGCACATTATTGGTATATCCAACTGCTAGTACTTCTGTTTGACTATTATTTAGAGTCCCACTCATAGCCAAAGGAAAAAAGAGAACGGCCTCTTGTCCAGAAAACAAGTTAGTAGGTACTTTTAGTTTGTATTCATATGCAAAAATGCCACTAGATTGGGCTGTAATATCACCGCTATTTACACCCGAAATTCTATTTGCTGCATAGGCAGAACTATAAGCACCATAAATTTTTAGCCCATCATTACTTACTATATTGAAACCTACTTTTTGATTATTTTTAATCGGAAACCCTGTTAAAGAAGAATCAATCTGAGATATCTGCGTTTCAGTTGCATCAAAATTATATGTGCATTCAGCAAATACATTACTTGTAGCAGCAATTATTATCAAAGATCCTAGAACTAATTTTTTCACTTTTATACCCTTTGTTATAATAGAACGATCAGTATACCCATATATCTATACCTCAAAAGCAAAAACAGACAAATGGGATTGTCTGTTTTTTAAGTCAAACTTCGATTTGATATACAACGCCCTCAGGCGCACTTCTCTTTATTTCATTTCCGCTGATATATATCTTTGCTCCCACGTTAAAAACTGTGGCACTTGTACAAAGCACAAGCCCTGTACCATCTACCACCAATACTTTGTAATTTGGATGATCTGCACTTTGAACAGTTCCAATAAACTCGGGCGTTTTGGGTAGCATCTCAAAAAAGCGATTATAGATATTACTCACGATTCACCCTCTCAATCTTAACGGTCTGATTCACAAGCTTATGGGTGAATGAGCCGCTGACGCCATCGACAATGCCCCACCAGTCGCCATTGAAAGCAACTAGCTCACCAGGTAAACACAAGCCAATTTGTTGAGTAATTGGCATCAACAAACTGTGATTTTCTACAAGCCCTGCTTTAGCCAGTACTTCACGGCCTTTGCTGTGCATCACCGTAGTTGAAGTAAGCAGTGGACTATTGATTGATTCTTGAAGAACATCACCTGCAGTACCAATTCTTTTAACTTGCCCAGTATCGCCGTTACGGTCATTTGTGAGGAATACGCCGTTATAGTCCGGATAAGGCTCATAATCTGTGGATTGATCTGTGACGATACTATCTGGAATTACCCGATCATATTCATCGATCGCAATTGAATCCCACCAAGTCTTTTTATAACGTGGCTTGATCGTCAGTGTGTTACTTGCGGGCTCACTATAGACAAAGCCACCGCCTGCCTCAGCAATCATCTTGATCACGGCGATTGGCGTTAGATTTGAATAGCTCAAGCTCTCAGGCGGCAAGACCCAACCAAGCGCATCAATCAGATCCCAATTCAACACAACATCACTGTTCACTCTATCAAGCTCAGCTTGAACCAATTGCACGGACGATCGCTCATTTTCTTGTGTGAATGATCGTGTTGGTGAATATGGCGCATCGAGTAACGCAGTAGGACTACGACCAGAGAGCTTGTAAACATCTTTTCCGAACTGTCTTGAACGTGAAATGTTTTCAAGCAGCATGCGATGCTCGTTGCCATTGATCATGATTTTTAGGATCACAGGCTTTCCATCGATCGGCTCCGTTTTCGACTTTTCATAAAACGGGATCGACAGATTATAGGACCAACTCCAACTACTGCGATCTGTGCTGTAGTCACCACTGTAAATCTGGATCTCTTGCCCGTTATCTAGCCGGGTTACTTTGATTTCATTCACTATATACCACCAGTCAACAGGTGCTAAGTTTGGAAGGCACTCATCAGCACCAAAATTTAAAATAAGGTTGTGCGAATCAATGTCATGACACAAACAAACAAAATTAAGATCAGGTGAGCCGACATATTCAGGCTTTGGTTGTGGTTCGATAGGATCTACACTGGATTTACGATAATAAACCGCCCGTGCCATTTCCCAAGGGATTGAATTGGCTGTGATCAGTTCCAAGCCGTTGTCATGCAAGAACGTAAACCGTTTTTCAAAAACTGCAGCGACTTCATGACTAAACGTAATTTTCTTACGTTTTCTGATCATCTCATCCCATGTGGTTTGACGGTTGATCAGCAGTTTTTCAGCTTCTTCAAATACCAAAGTGCGCGATACGAAACGCTTGTCATTCTCTTGCCAAACAAACTTAGAACCACTCGACAAGCCTGTTGTTTCTTCAAATACAGATCTAACCGTTTGCTGCAAGAAAGTAGACTTATCAAAGCCTGCTGTAACAGCGTTTGAGATTGTCAAACCACCCTCAAAAATAAAGGCACTGTTATGTGCCTTAAAAATTGGTTTACCAAATCTAATCTGATTGTCTATGAGTGCTGGTAAAGATCTTTGATACTCCAAAACACTTAAATGACTTAAACCAAAGGCTAAATTGATATCAAACCGTGCATTAATGGAAGCATTGATTCTGGTCTCAATCACCGCTTCAACACTACAGGATTGATTCACAACAACCGCATAAATTGAGGCATCAAAACCATTATTGATAACTGCATTTACTTGCGCAGACTTACCATGAATGACAATAATTTCAACCTCAAATGCAGTTTGAATAACAGCATTGACTGTGTTGTATGTGTATTGCGTTGCAACGATTTCAACTAAAAATGAAGTGGCAATCACTGCATTTACAGCAGCATTAGTTTGCTCATCAGCACCAAAATTTAAAATCAGATTATGTGAATCAACTGATCCTATTTCATCTTTAAAATTTAAGCTGAGATTATGTGCATCAGGTGGAATGTAATTTGACACATGCACACCTCAATTTAAGTCGTTGGTTTAAGAACAAAGGAATTGATCATTAATGTGCTGACCAATGCGAGATTGGGTTGTGCCAAGGTAATCTCAGTACCCACGGCGAAATCGGCCACAGCGTCGCCATTTCCGTTATAGATCCGCGCCCAAACCGCCGTGCCCGCTTTGATAACCAATGCTGCATCAGTCTGGTTTAACTCTATACCATCGGTGTTGAGCTGCTTAAAACATGGTTTTGGAAAGGTCAACGTGACAAGTTTTGCACTTGAGTCTGCAGCAACACTTACACTTGAGGGCTTCGTATCATCATAAAAAACAAAGGTAGCATTATTGCTACCTGTATCTAGAAATGATGCTAAGGCTTGTAGTTGCGCCAAGCCAGCGGCTAAAGATGGAATCACACTCATTTTGGCACCACGTTATCTTGAATAACTGCATTGAACTGATTATTTATGTCGTGTGCATAAACAAAGTATTTAAATTTATTAGAAATATTATTAAATCTATAGCTCCCATTAATGTCTGCTTGAGCTCTATCTACTAGCACACCAGATATTCGTTCATGAAGTGATACAAATCCTTGTGTAGGAATACCTTGTTTTTCCAAAATACCCTTAATGCAAAGTGCATTCATTTCTCTATAAACAGATGCGGTGCATTTTTCATAATGACAATTGATAGCAACCCTCATATTAGCCCTCCTAAATCCAAAATAACGGCACCGTTATTTCCCTGGGCGCATGTAACAGAGATTAAAAAATAACCTCTACCCCCATCAGAAAAAATATTATCTACACCGTCATATTTGGCTTGCATCAGCCAATTGATTAATGAAAGCTGACCACGCGGTAGGTTTCCATTCTCAAGCACAATGACAGGAGCAAAAATCCGACCTCCAGCAAGACTATAGCTAGCTAAATAATCAACAGATCCGCTATAGCAAACTGTCTGTTTATTAAAAAGACTGATTAAATTTGCCGTTATTTGTGGTGTGGCATCATTAACAGAATTACGCTGTAGTAATAGAGTTTGTGAAACTGTTGAAGCAAGACATGTTAGCGTTGCTTTATTCGTTACA